GGTCACGTAATCCGTCGAGACGAAGCCATGCGGTGCGCTCGTCACCGCTGTCGCCGTCACGCCCGAGAGCGTCAGGCTGCTGACGGCGATGGCCGCAGGAATGTTCTGTTGCACAGCGAGCCGCTCGCGCATGGCGCCGATTTGATCAGCCATGACTCACAGCGACCGAAACTGCTTGTAAATCGCGGAGGTGGTGGACGCGATCTCGATGGAGGCCGCGCGATTGCCCGACAACACGCTGGACCGCGTTCCGTAGAGCGTGCCGATGTCGAGGAGCATGCCCTGCCGCAACAGCGCCGGCACGTCTTCCGGGTTGTCTCCGTACCCCGTGACCATGCGGATCTGGATGCTGTTGGCGGTCGGCCGAACGATCGGCCAAATCTTGACCCAGCCCAACGACAGCCGCCCGCGCGCACAGCGATCGCCCGAGGGCGCGTCGACGAGATAGTTCACTGGATCCCATGTCTGCACGGCGCCGGTCAGATCGGTGTACTTGATAAACGTGATGCTCTGGAGCGGCGCCTTGGGCAGCCAGACGAATCCGCCAGCCGGCAAGAGCGATCCGGCCCCCTCGAAGGTTCGTCCGCCGTGATACCCGTCCCAGAGCGGCCACTGATCCAGAAACAGATCCCATGTCTGCGTAATCAACGCCCGCCGCGTCGAGCCTTCGCACCGCTGCCGCGCCACTTCGATGAGCGTCGACAGATAGGTGTCGTCGAAGTTCTGGCTCTGTTGGACGTGCGCCTTCACGTCCTCCAGGGCGAGCGGCTCGTTCTCGGGTGCTGTAACCAAAGACAGGGACATGCACGCCCTACCGCCTCATCGTGCAGGTGATGGCGTAGGTCGGCCCGACCGGCGATCCCGATGCGCCCGAAACCTTTTCCCGCACGCGCAGCCGTGGCCCAAACGGCCCCTGCCGCGCCGAGCCGGCCGCCAACGCTTCGACGGAGACCGCCGACCCTTGCGTGATGTTCGTCGACGCTGCGGTGGTGATCGTCGCGGGCACTACGCGACCGCTGATGACAAACCGTTGGGTCACCGCCGCGGCGCCGAACGAGAACGTCAGCGACGACATCAGGTCGTCCCATGTCGTCCCGCCATCCTGGCTGTCCTGCACGTAAATCTGCAGCGTGCCCGTCGCGGTTCCGCCAGCCGTGATGTTGAGCAGACAGTTCGCATCGACGTACGGATCGAGCCCGGTCGTGGTCTGCCTGGTCGTCGTCGCATTGGCGATCCCGGCGACCTGACTCGCCTGCACGGTGACCAGCTGCGATGGCGGAATCGAGGCCTTCGGCTGCGCGAACGCCGCCGTCGGCCACGCCATCACGACCGCGATCGCCCAGAGGATGCGTCGCATGCTCACGCTTACGTCTCGATCGCGTAGGTCAGGATGACGTCGATGAAGGTCGACGTCGCCAGCGAGCCGCCCGTCTTGGCGATCGTAATGGCCGCGTTGGCATCGCAGGGCGCGAAGGACGCGCCGTCCGCCAGCACCGTCACGCTCGCCGTGTGCGGCTTGACGACCGTGCTCTGCGTGAGGGCCGCCACGGCCGCCGAAATCAGCGAGACCGTCGACGTCGACTGCACGCCCTGAATCACGACCGCCGTCGCACCGGAGGCGCTGCCGCCCTCGGAGACCAGCGTGCAATCGGTAATGCGGTACTTGTAGCCGGCAATCGCTGGCAGAATCGTGCCGCCCGCGTTGACGGTCGCCGTCGAGACGTGCGCGCGGATCGTGCGCTCGATGTTGGGCTGATGGAGAATGCCGATCGCATCCCCGGCGATGCGGAAAATCTCGGTGCCGCTATTGGTGTAGTAGACGAGATCCTTCCCGGACCATTTGGAATACGCGCCCTTGGAGCCTGCCATTTGTTGACCTCACTCTGCGGCGCGTCAGGCGCGCTGCTTACTTTGTTCGTCGCGGCGTGCGCGCGGCCGGTCCGCGCGCAGTCGGTTTCGGTGCCGAGACGGCTGCGGCATGGGTCCGCACCACGCTCGGCGGGGCATCCACGCGCTCGGCCATCCCGGTGCGCAGCGCCGCAAGCCCGGTCGCGGTGCTGTAATCACGCACCTGGCCGGCATACGCGCCGGCCAAGGTTCGTAGACGCATCGGCCTACAGGACCGAGGGGATCAGGTGGCCCGGATACCGCGCACGACCCACCGAGACGCCCGCGACGTTCAGCACGGTCGCCGTCGCGTCGATGTTCAGCGACAGCCAGGGCTTCGCGTCCGTGAACGAGTCCGAATCGAACTCGATGACGACCTGCTTGTGCTGGAACGTCGCCGCCGTGAGCGTCAGCCCGGCCGCCGCAACGGCGATGACGTCGCCGAACTGATCCTGCAGGGTCGCGCCCGCGTTCGTGAACGTGGCCGCCCCGAGGCGATAGCCGAACGCGATCGCGGTCGTGGTCAGCGCCCGTGCCGCGCTGGCGTTGCACGTCAGGATCGAGTTGCCCGTGAGCGCCCCGAAGCTGAGGAGCACCGAGATGCTGTCCACCTTGCCCATGTGGACCGAGACGCCGCGGATGCCCGCGGACCCGTAGTCCTTCGACTCGATCATCGTCGCGAAGACGGCTGATTCTGAAAAACGCGGCATGAGACTGTCTCCTTCGACTGTGTTAGAACTTCCCTGCGCCTCAGGTGAGCGTCACGACAGGTGACAGCGTGCTGCCGCCGGACTTCGGCGTCAGCGCGGCGCTCCAGTTCAACTGGCCGTCGACGCGGTAGATGAAGCGATAGACCGCTTCGTCGGTCAGGAACGCGACGTGCAGCGAGACCGCCTGATCCACGCCACCCTTGTCGATCAGCGTGTATTCGCTGAAGTTGGTCAGGATGATGTCGCCCACCGTGCCGAGCGTCGCGCCGTATTCCGTGGTCAGAATCGGCCGACCGTAGAGGGTCGCCGGGGAGTAGCCCTGCGTCCCGTCCGGCCCGACCGAGATCCCCGCGGGCTTGTAGATCGGCGCGAGCACGCCCGCCGTGCCGATGGCGATCGAGAACGTCTCGAGTTCCTGCTCGACGCTCTGGTCAACGAGCCAGACGGCCTTGCTGCGGAGCGGCGCCCACATGCGCTTCCACATCGCCTGGGCGTCTTCGTAGAGCACGCGGCTCGCGGTGTTGCGCGTGACCGTGACGGCCGCGCCGCTGTTCAGAATGCCGGCGGGCTTGTTCGAGCCGTCGCCGTTGATGACCGCGTCTTCCGTGCGGAAGGCGAGCTCGAGCGGCAGGTACTTGTTGACCCACGCGTCGAGCGCCACCGCGTCGGCGAGGAGTTCGTCGGTCGAGTAGACGAACGCACCGACCTTGCGGAGCTTCAGATCCATCAGGCGGAACTTCGGCTTGCCCGCAGTCAGGGTGTTGCCCTGCCCGAGCCAGCCGGAGGCGATCCCGCCATACCGCGATCCGTCTGCGCGGCTGGTCTCGTCCACCGCCGGCAGGAGGATCCCGTTGGAGCCCGCGCCGATCGGCATGCGACTGACCTGGCTCAGAATCGCGCCCGTGTCATACATCCGCTGGATGATCGATCCCGCCATCTCGGGACGGACGAGGAAGCCGCCGTCCGAGGGCACGTCGCTACTCATCCCCGTGGGACCGGCCATCATCTTGACGGCCTCCCAGTCTTCGGTCTTGGCATCGCGGATGGAGATGTTGCGGACCGCCTGCAGCTGACGGCCCCAGAGGCCGAGCGCCGGCTTGTCGCCCACCTGAATCAGCGGCGCCCGCGTGCCCGCGGCGACCTTGGCCTTCTCTGCGGCGTCGGCTGCGGCTTTCGCATCGGCGTCCACTGTGACCTTTGAGGCATGCGCCGTGCGGTCGGCTTCGTTCGACGCTTCGGCGGCCTGGAGGAACTCATCGTTCTCGGCGAGCTGCGCCTTGAGTTCCTCGATCTTCGGACCGAGACCGGCGAACTTCTTGCGTTCGTCTTCGGTCATGGTGCGATTCTCGGCGACGACGGTTTCGCCAATGGTGGCGCGTTCCTTCGAGAGCTTCGCGATCTCGCCCTTGAGGTCTGCCGCACGCTGCCGGAGGGCTTTCAAATTCATGGGACGCGACTCCTGAAATCGAAAAAGCGCACAGCTGATCGAGAGTCGTCGACATGCGTCGACCGACCGTCGAATCAACTGCGCGCTTCTCGGAAGTCGCTGGTTGCGTTACCGGCGTGCGATTCGCTCTCGGAGCGAACAACCCGCGCCAGCCATGCGTTCTTGGTTGTAGCCCTACGGTAACAAGGACGAGTCTGTCGGCGAGGTTTTAAGTTGAAAACCCAAGAGTCGACGCACGAACGGCGCGAGATCGAGCCGGCGTCGGCGCGCCTCGCTCGCAAGATGGTCGTAGAGCGACTCCGGCAGCGCGATCGTCATCGAGACAGTCTTTTCGGTCTGGCTCAATCTCGGACGCCCGCCGCGAGGTCGCTTGGGGCTCATTCGTCGCCAATGAGCGCCGCAATGATGGCCGCCTGGTCGATCGCCGCTTGTGCGCGCGTGAGGCAGGCGCACGTCGGCTGACAGGTCATGCACTTCGCGCCGCAGAGATCCGACGCCCCCTTCATGCACGCGCAGGCCGCATCGCAGGCGCACTGCGCCGAGAACTTCCCCCCACCGTCCC